GAGCTATCTCTCCTAAAGAGGTAATTGAGGGGTCCACTTTCATCAGTGGGCAAGACTGGAGTTTGACTTAGTCTCCTCGCGAGTCTCGTCTGTAAACATGGTATCAGACCTGAGTCTTTGTTACAGATTGAATAGTTGTGGTCCGGATATAGACCAGTCATAGACGGCATCTCGTGCCCTCTACGCCATTAGTTTGGCTGGCTTTTCAGACATTTATCTCATCGCAACTAGTGCAGGAGCAAGCTCTGGTGCTAAGGTAGAGAGTGTTGCTAAAGAAGTGTCTAAGGCTGCATCTATCCACCCTGCGAGATTATCGCCTTGTGGAATCATCTCAGCTCCGTATCTAACCAAGTCTTTAAACATAGGAAATAATGTCTCTGACCAGAGTCCGGAGTAGGTGGGATCTATAATAGAATCCAAGATGTTTTGCCTGCTCATTTAGTAGTTGGCGAAAATGTTCGTGACATTCATCGATTGTATGAGCTAAAAAGGTGTTGGCGCAGATTTTAACTGGGCCTTGCTTCTAGTAATGAAGCCGTATTTGCTTGTCTCTGGTATGCCTTCGTAGTGATAAGCTATCTCCATAGATAGTTTTAATCCCGCAGTTCTATTTGAAACTTTAGCTAGAAGCGTGTGACGCTACTGCAGAGATTCCACCACTATGTAAATAACGCATCCTGGGGCTTAAGCAGACAGTCTTTCGTATGGGAACAGGACGCCAGTTGTCGCATTGTAGAACCAGATGGGAGTCACTTCATCACTATAAAGAGCCATTTGATTTAGATTCTAGTACTGATAAGACTGATCATCATGAGGTCTAAAGTTGGATTAAATGACAAAACCGGTTGTCGATCGGACCATTCCTGAATTTCCTGCTAGATAGACTCGTTTTGTACTATCACACGGTCGCTGGAACAAAGCGTTTAGATTTGTAGCCTCATCTAAGTGTGCACCGTCTCTCGAATAATGTAAATCTATCTAACCTGATTCACTATCCGAAGTCGAGGTTTTAATAAATCTGATGCCAGCAGCTACAGTCCTATACTTGGTGTAAAGTTACTCCATCGTAACGTTCTGCTAGTCCGTGACAGCAACTAGCAGCTGTTAAGATAACAATCCCGTATTGATAGCGTTGAAAGTATAGTCTTCATTCCCTGCTTCAACGGACGCAGTGAAGGCCTGTGGGGCTGAAGTAAAGAAAGAAGATGGCAAGTCAAATCTAATCACTTAAATGGCGCTCTGAATCTCAAAATTAGCTACAATGAAATGAGCATTATTAGACGGGTCGTTCAAGTCAAGGTCATTAATGGTGTTAAATGTGGCTGTCTCCCTTGGTAGAACGCTTGGCACTCGCACTCCATAAGATTGCGGGTGGAACGGGTCTAACAAGGACTTGATGTACGTTCTTTCTGCGTCAGATTCAAAGTGGGCCAAGACTTTTGTAAGATTCATCCTGAGTTTCCTTGGAAAGTCTTACAAATTTCTGGGGTCTATGATCGCTTTGTCATCGTAACCTCTAACGGTCTTCTGCATAGACTCTAGTTTCTTAGCCATTATCTCCTGTTGGATAATTTGTTCTTAAATTTCATCTTATAGCCGCTCGCAATAAGAGTCCTGTTTTTGTAACCGCTCTTGTAGTTGGGCCACCTCCCTTGAATGAGTCGGTGCCACAGGAACTGTGAAAGTTGTTTGACGTTGTGCCAACATCTACTTCCTCTCTGCAGGCATTATTATGAATTTGGAAGCCATGTCTGTAAAATGCTTAGATAACTCCTGGCTATCAGATCGAAACTAGGCCGCTGCTAGTAAGAAATCTTTGTAATTCGAATCAGCAAACTAATTTGATTTGGAGACTTTGTATTTTCTCGTAGGAACGTGGAAATCAAATCCAAGTTTGTCATTATGTCTGGTGAAGTCTTTGATGTAGTTTCTAGCTCTCTGTAAATCCGCGGATTTCAAATCTCTGTAGAGTTCTCCTGAGATGGCCACTAATACTCCGTGTTCGGCCAATGGTTTCAGTTGCCCTCTAAGATAATCTGCTTCATGACTTGTAAGCCATACTACTGCTACTGGTTTTAACTGAGGTTCTCCTTCAATCATCAATTCTTTAACGTACTCGCTGGTAGTCTTAGATTAGAAGTACTTCTGGAGAGCTTCGGCTAAAGGTTAAGCTTGAATGTCTAAATTCATTAGTTGTTGTTTGTTAGTTTATATACAACTTCTGAACACCTCTGCTTCATCCGAGTATGTAGGATTTGTCTACTCAGGACAACGAGCAATCATCCTGTTCTTTGCTTCAACCTAACTAGCTACCAATGCATTCGTCTGGGGACAATAATAATGCTTACCATTATTCCGAGGATCCATTTGCAAATAACTCTGATGGATCTAAAAAGCCATGGTTTTCGGGTAATACTCCCAGCATTTTTGACTACAGTTGACTGGTTTCTTATGCCAATCCATGGGCTGTTTCATAAGAGCGTATGCGTGGCCGTGGTGCACCATGATGTGAACATCTCCGTCTCCAATGGGTCCGTGGTTAAAAAATTTTCCAGTGGGAGTCTCCGGTGTCCATATATGTAGAGCTCTTTAGTTAGAATTGCACTAAAACAAAGTTCTAATGACGGACAAAGAAATTCCTGTGACCTTCGTAGATTACAGAATCAAACTAATGCGCACTCCGGTGATATCTTCTAGTACTTGTAGTCTTAATTCCTCTGGGTGGAACATTATCTACTGCTGTGTAAGCTAGTCGCATGAAGAGTATGTAGACCAAAATACCGATTGAAAAACGCAGTGATATCCTTCCTTGTCATAACAGTTGGGATTTGGGGATGACCCACAATCTACTATGTACAGCTGATAACCAATTCGTTCTGAGATGTTAGTCTACAGATCCAACAAAGAGACAACCTGCGGCCTTGTGCAAAATGTCTCATCCTCTTTGTAGTGAGCGGTAGTCTCGTCATCTGGAACAAGATAATCGGACATCCCTATAGTGATAACTCTTACAGGGCCTAGTGATTGTGCCCTTTGTTGAAGTTGGTTTACCACTTGGTCCAGGTCAAATATGAAGTTCTACATATTAGGCTCTCTAGCCATGGCTGAATTCACTTAACAAACTTTCTAAACGTCAAAGTTGTTCGGTACGTCCTACTTTCCTAGCGTATAACATACGGTACCTAAACTTTTTAAAAGATTGAACAAACTTGGAAGCATCTGATCTACCCCTCTACCGGCTACCACCAAAATGCGGTCATCAGTGATTGACGCGAACAAAATGGCGGCAGTGCCGTAAGATTCTGTTATCTTGTGAACATACATCCTAGTTTGGTCTTGCCTGCGCAGTGCGTTTAAAGCTTCTCCTTGATCTTCTGTGAACAAGATCCTTTTCCCCTACTTTAAAGTTAACATTGACTCATCTCTGCCACAGATTACGTGGACCTCGTTTTGGAGATAAATGCGAAAAATAAAGGAAATATCCAAACCGAGTCTCTAATTAATCTGTCGTTCAACAGAGTAGTCACTAGAATCAAATTCCTTGTAGTGCAGATTGAATCTCCTGTATGCGTCATCCATTTCACTTTCTGTTACTACCTTTCCTCTTAGGCTTTCTAACCTATGCATCGTAGCTTCAAGCATGCCCTCAAGAAGCTAACTACACTTAAAACTTTGGATCTATCTCAACTTTGCGGCAGCGTAGAGGCTAGGGTCTGCGAATATGTCTTGATTCTTCCGAGAGTAGTACTATTTCTAAGTGTACAGCTTTGAAAAATCGGGACACAATACCCAGCTATCCAATAGTCCTGTGTTTGTGAAAGACCACATTGAACAAAAGTCGATTTGCCACCACTCACGTATTTCTGCGGTTTTCACACACTGACCCAATCCAACGCATTGGGGCTTTCTGTCTCTGGTGGTCAATGATAGTATCGTGACCACTGCCCGATCGGCATACTCCTCTTTTATCCAAATGACTACGTCGTCTCCCGATGCCATAACGAAAACACTATCACTGTCCCATGGTACTTGCAAGTCCGGTATCCCTGTCTATAAAAGATAGTAATAAACATAAGATAGGGCTCTAAACGTATTTCCCAAGGTCGTACGAAATGACAATCCTGAAAAAGTGGTCCCAACGATCACATGGTGGACGTAGTCCTACTCTGGGTAACTATTGTAAGGTAAACGCATTCTGTAGAACCTGTCTTGCACACTCTTCGGCCATTGAGGCGAGTCTACTCCCGGTAAATGAACAAAGAGGTGGTTCTCGACTGACAGGAAGTTCTTCAATAAATTTTCACAGATCTACTCAACTGGTACGGGAGCGTTGGGAAAGTATGTCTCCTTATTGTAGGTAATAAGCTCAATAACTGAGGAGAAAATGCCTTCTATAAACGAGTTTTCCACTATCTGTTAAAGAATCGACCATTGAGTGGTGTCCCATCTGCTACCGTCTAGGCTAATACTCTTCCAGTTTGATTTTATATATTCTCTTACTTTATCTTTGATCTAATCTTTAGTGTAAGAGTGAATAAAACCAGGAACAGCTTGTTTGAGTGCTGGCCACCACGTAGATTGGATCGCCTGTATTATGCCGAAGCCTGCGTCTTCAGGATTACAAATCATTCTGGGTGCACTGTCCAAGCCCACCGTATAACCAAGTTCGTCTTCGTTGAATTCACCGTAGATGTGATCCGTCTCACCAGATTTGGTTGTCGCTTCAAAGCTTCCAACATAATCGCGATAATTTTGGTCATGAAACACACGATGTATGTTGGCAGCATACTTTGTCCTCTTGGAAAGACTCCACTCTGATTTGTTTGTGGGGTAATCCATCAGGTTTTGACGACAGTCATAATTGAGCAGGAACAAAGTTACACATTTTTGTATCCAAGGTTGAATTTGTCTTTTGAAATTCTTCATGTGCTTCGGGTCAAATGATTGTTTTGCACTGAACTATCTCTCATAGACCGCATGTACTTTATTATTTAGACTCTTTGAATCAAACTCGAACTCCTTCACTCGTTAGCCGTCTTTGAACGTGATCGAACCCGCTAGAGTTGTTACTTTCCCCTACATGGTCTGTTTGGCATCCACTAGAAGCCCTTTGTCTAAACATTTGGGCCCAGATTAGAAGTTAGCTCGAGCATAAGCTTATGCTGCTTCTAATTAGTGATTGTTGTGGAGAAGGTCCTCCGTCTTGCTAACCAAAGGGTTAATACTCCAAACCGAGGGATCGGGTTCAACCTGCTTAAAATAGTCCTCCTGCATAATCGTCATGGGTCCAATTGAAAGGACTTTTGGCTTTTTGTCCACCTTACATTTGACCTGCTTGGCCACTTCTTTAAATTCTTTTTACTAATTTACAGAAAGTAGGGCCGTTTGGGCCATCCGACTGATTTCTGTAAAATCCTTAGTTTGCTGTTAGGATCTCTCCCCTAGGCCTGCTACCTAACATTTACTTTGGCCTAACTGTTCTCCTGATACTTCTCTACCGCAGTATATGTTTGGGTCGGACTTGACTACAACCACATTATTACTGTGACCGTATGGACCCAACAGTTTGCTCACAGTACGCTAGTAAAATGAAGCATGGGGGTCTTTTTCCACGTCTGAAACTGTGAAAGTCCGGGTTATAAACCAGGAGGTCTTGCTAAACACTTTACCTCTAACATCCTCAATCATACCTAGTTCAACTGCTGTTTTAATTCTCTCACTCACCAATTGAGTGTCGGACCTAGGCATGATGTCGGTTGTCCAAGAACTGCGACCTTTTCCGTGCATAAGGGCCCTTTCCATCTACTAGACCTGGATTTCCAACGCTTTCTTACCCCCGTCTTGAGGCAACATATTCTAAACTTTCTTCACGTATGAGTTGTTCTCAATTATCTGACCTTTAGAGTGCAGCCACCTGAATTACCCACTAACGTTAGGCGTGGGACCATACAGCTTCAACGGTTCTTGCACTAAAAAGCCCTCGTAGCTAGTTTGCAGTGTAAAACACGTGAACCACCCTAGATTTAGTACTCTACCGCCGCTCATGTCGACTATCATGCGGTTGGGATGATTGTAAACATGCCCGTTTCCATTAGTGGACATCCTGACTTTTTGATCGTTCGAAATTGTAAATTCTCCTTCTCCAAACGGTAAAATGTATCTACCAGGGACGGCCGTGAACTACATGCCTTGTATAAAGAAGCGGGCGTCTGAAACGTGGAATGTGTCTTTCCGATCCTTCTCATTTGTTGGACTCATGTAGTAGTGGCTATCCATCAACACGTACATAAAGTTTTGTGGACCCTTCTAATAAGGAACATTACCGAAGTAACGTTCCCCACTCCCGACTATTACTCCTAGTTCAAGCTTACTCAAATGGTTCCACTCC